TTAGTTTTGCCACTTTACCCTCTGACATAACTTCTAAATCTCCACCCTCAAATTCTGATTCAGGAGATAATAAACAAGTCATAGATATTTTTCTTACAGGTGGTTCATGCGAACAATTAATATCACTATCAATATGCCAATCGTAAAATCCACCCTCAGGATATTCTGTATATTGTGCAGGTTCAGTTAATGTCATTCCATCAAAACCAAAATGATTTCTGTTTGTTTTGTGCATTAATTTTTCTATGTCTTTATACATATCCAACATTTTCTTAAATGGAATCCAACTAATATGTGATGTTCTAGTTTTAGTATCTACAATTCCACCTGAGCCACCACCAACTTGTCCTTGTTGTTGTGGTTCACTTCTACCAGCTTCTATAATCATCTTACATTGTTCAGGTGTAAATATAGGCTCAGTTGTTTCTACAACATAAGATTTCCATTTAGGTTCAGTTATTATCATATCACTCCTCTGTTTTTTATTGGATCAAATTCTACATCACAATTACCAGCTAATGTTCTTCTAGTATCTTTGGTGCCATTAAAAGGATAAACTCCATGCCTCATATCATAAGGAAATACATAAAAATCTCTAAGATTCATTGGTGGCTGATAATCTATCTTAGCAAATTGACCATTACTAGCACCTAGTATTTGTAATTTACCATTTTGAGGTACTTCAGCATTAGAATATTCTACACCATAAGTATGTGGTAATTTTAATATCATTACTGATGACAAGCCTGTAAATAATGTACCTCTATGAATATGTACTGGATTATATTCATGTTCTTTCATTTCATTAACCCAAATAGAATTAAGATGTAGTTTATAATCTCTAATTTTATTAAAGTCTAAATAATGTCTAAATACTTCTATGAAATAATTTGTAATATTTGTAGGTAATATATTGTGTCTTTTTACTTTAGATTCATCATTACCATTATAAAACAAACTATGTTCATCTTCTATTTTACCTACTAATTGTTTATTAGCCTTATGCAGATATTTATAATTTTGTTCGTAGATATGATTGATTGAATGAAATATATCTAAAGGTACTTGATACTTTAGAATTGATTGACCTAGAAATACAAAATCAAAATTCATTAGAATTTAATATGTCCATATTCATTTATTATACTTTTTGGTATCATATTTTTATATGGATTATGTTGTTTTTCAATATTAGTTTTTATTGTGTGTAAATTATTACCAAGTTCTTGATCGTTATAAGATATGCCATTTAATCGAAATTGTTTTAAATTTGTAAAATAATGTTGATATAATGGTTCATCTAAAAATTTATATAAATCAATAATAGTTTGTTGTGGATTTAATACTAAATCATCATATTTAATATAATGACATATATTTTTATAATTAAATGAATTTTGTATTGCTATTAATTCTTTAGCAATAGATCCATCTTTATTCATTAAAAACCATAATTTTTCTTCTATATTTTTACCATATTTATTAGGATATGCAGTTGGTTCATTTTCAAACCATTTAACAAAAGATGCTAAGACATCTATTAAATCTCTTACTAATACGATTACTTTAAATCTATTGCCAAAATGTTTTTGCATCAAATTAAAATTACTTGGTGTTGTAACAGGACTTCTATCTATAATAATTTTTTGATTCCATTCTTTATAATAATTATCAAAAACAGAATTAGATACATTATCTAATGATTTATGGTCAGGATAGTTTTTAAATACATCTGTTTGTTTTAATAGAAACAAAACTTTCATTATTTCTAATGTCATAGAATTAGCAGTTGAAGCTATTTCAGGATTTTGATTTAAAATTGATGCGAGTAAAGTATTTCCTGATCTTGGTATTGCTACAAGAAAAAATAATTTACGATTTTGGTTTCCCATTTTCAGTTAATCTCTCTTTTTCTTTATAACTATTTTCTAATTCGCCAGATTTCTTTATTCTTTGTAGAGATTGTAATTGACCTAAAATATTAAATTTTTCAGATTCAGATGAATGTTCAGTTAATGTTTTAGCTTTTTCATAGTATTGTAATCCATAAGATTCTAATTGATGTACATTAACATCTTTATCGTTAAATGAACCATCATTAAATTCTTTCTTTAATTTAGACCACATTTTGATTTCTCTCATTCTATGTTTAGCCACTTTCTCCATAGAGGCTTTTGCAAATTTACATTCGTCTAAATCTATTTCGTATTTAGTTAATTTATATTCATCTTCTTCAGTTTGTATTTTCTTTTCTAACCATTTAATCTTTGCTTCATTTCTTCTGTAATCAAAAGATAAAGTCATTAGGTTATCCAAATATGAAGATTGTTCTCTAACACACTGCCAATATTTTGATGCTTTAGTTGGGTATCTGTTGTCTTGCAATACAGAAAATCTAGCTTCAGTTTCTGTTCTAAACATTTGTTTTTTAGTCCAAGTATCTCTTAATTCTTCAACCATTCCTTTGAAAGAATTTAAATCTTCTTGTTCTAAGAGATTATTAAGATGAGTTTCTTCTTGTTGTATTAAATCTTTTACATCTTTTTTATTTGACATTGTGATATTGATATACCTTTTAGTTTATTTGTAAAGTGTTAAGAAGTTGTAAATGTTTTAATTAATATTGAACCAGCACCTGTCCATTCTTCGGTTGCTGTTGATGCTGGACCACCAGCTGCAAGTGCTGATGCAGCAGTTCCACCAGAACCTAAAAAATAATATCTTGCTGTTCCCATATCTGTTGTTTCTGTCCAAGATGTACCGTTCCATAATTCTGTTAAACCAGCATTAGGAGGGTTACCACCAAAAGCTAAAGCTGATGTATTATCAGATCCTGCATTACCCATAGCATATCTTCCAGTATTTAAATCTCCAACTTCTGTCCAGCTAGTTCCATTCCAAGATTCAGTTAATGCTTGAGCACCTGGAGCTAATCCTCCAAATGCTAAAGCTGAAGTTTGAGTTCCTGCACCACCTAATAAATATCTTGCTGTTCCTAAATCTGCTACTTCTGTCCAACTAGTGCCATTCCAAGTTTCTGTGTTTGTAAACACTGGAGGTCCACCAGTAGATACACCACCAAAAGCTAATGCTTCTGTGTTTGTTGCACCTGCTCCTGCTAATTCATTTCTAGCTGTATTTAAGGGATTAACTGTTGTCCAACTTGTATTGTTCCAACTTTCTGTAACTGATTGTGCTGTTGGTGTTCCACCACCAAAAGCTAAAGCTGCTGTATATGTTCCACCAGCACCTGGAGCTCTCCTTGCAGTGTTTAAATCTCCTACTTCTGTCCAACTTATTCCATTATATTGTTCCGTTAAAGCTGAATTAGGAAAACCTCCAAAAACTAAAATAGCAGAACTATTTTCACCTGTCCCTGCTCCATAAGGTCTACCAGTATTTAAATTACCACCTGTTGCCCAGCTTCCTGTTGTAGTAGCACTAGCACCTTTTAAAGCACCTGTTGTAGAATTATACCAAACTTGACCCTCAACAGGATTGCTAGGGTCAGATGATACTACTTCTACATTTGTGCCACTTATTTCTTTATAAGTTGCCATAATTTTAAGATGCTGTTATTGTTTTTGTTACTATACCTGCACCTGTCCATTCTTCAGTTGCACTTGTTAATCCTGGAGTTTGTCCTCCAGATGCTAAAGCAGATGCTTGAGTTCCAAAATGTCCAGCCGTGCGTTGTCTTGCAGTACTTAAATCAGCTACTTCAGTCCAAGAGGTTCCATTCCACTCCTCTGTCAAAGCTCCATTTCCTGAAGGAGCAGGCCCTCCAAAAGCAAGAGCAGATGTATTGTCAGTTCCAGCTCCAGTCACAGGCGCTCTACCCGTGTTTAAATCACTAACTTCTGTCCAACTCGTTCCATTCCAAGATTCTGTTACTGCTGGAGTACCTGGATTACCACCAAAAGCTAACGCAGATGTTTGAGTACCTGCACCTCCAACATTATATCTTCCAGTTCCTAAATCATTTACTTCTGTCCAAGCAGAACCATTCCAAGATTCTGTATCTGCACCAGCAGGGCCTGGTATACCTTTACGACCTCCAGCGACTAAACCAGCAGTTTGTGTTCCAGCTGTAGCAGAAGCATATCTTCCAGTTCCTAAACCAGATACTCCTGACCAAGAAGTACCATTCCAAGATTCTACAGAATTTCTGATATAAGGTGGACTAGGTTGATAACCTCCAGCTCCTATTGCTGATGTTTGAGTACCAAAACCTCTTACACCACTTCTTGCTGTGTTTAAATTGTTTACTTCAGTCCAACTTGATCCATTATAAGATTCAGTATTACCTGTTTGAGGATCAGTTCTTCCTCCAAAAACTAAAGCTGATGTTTGTGTACCTGCACCTCCAGAATCAGCTCTAGCATCATTTAAACTCCCACCCGTAGCCCAAGAACCAGTAGGATTAAATGAAGATACTTTAAAATCTCCATCAGTTTCATTATACCATACTTGACCCTCGATTGGATTATCAGGGTTTGTTGTGTAGTTTTGAACTTTACCACCATGTATGCCTTTATATTCTGACATCTATTCCTCTAATGTTATATCTGTTGGTCTATCGCCAATTCTTCTAATTTTTTCTTCTTCTGTTTCTCCATCAATATTATTATTATCCCAATCTGTTTGATAAGCAGTTATTTCTGCATCAACAAGTGCTTGTGCTTCTTCAATAGTTTTAATTTGACCTAAAACTTTGTTAATCCAAATATTAGCATCTTTATTGTGTGCTGGTACTTGCCAAACATTTGCTGGATAACCTCTGAAAGTTATTTTTTGAGATTCAATATGTTCAATAAAACCTTTTCCCCAATTTTCAGCTACGCAATATTGATAATTTTTATGTGCCATAATAATCTCCTTTATTTATTCTTTAATAACCAACCTTGTGTTCCATCTACATAAACTAAAGTATTAGATGCTCTTTCAATAGAAACTGTTAAATCAGTAGCAGAACCTTGAATTGGTTGTGAGTTTCTTCCTATAGTTAAATTATTCGTATCAAATGTTCCTGCGTAATCTATAAATGCTACTTCATCTCCTAGTGTTGGAGAAGCAGGTAAAGTCATTGTAATTACTCCTGATGTTGTATTTATAAAATATCCCTCTCCAGCAACTGCTGTAAAATTTGAAGTTTTAACTGTTTGCCAAGAAGTTCCACCACCTGAAGCATCTGCAAAAGATAAATTTCCAGCACCATCAGTTTTTAAAACTTGATCTGTTGTACCATCTGCTGTTGGATAAGATAAACCATCTATAATTACTTTACCTGTTCCATCAGGTGTAAAAGTAATATTACCATTTGATACTGATACTATTGAATTACCATTAACATCTAAATCTCCACCTAATTGTGGAGTTGTGTCATTTACTAAATCTGTTGCTACTGTAGAGTCTAACCAGTTTACTGTGTTAGCTGTATAATCAAATTGTGCTAAAGAAATATCATCTGTCCCGTCATAAAGTTTTAAAGTTGGATTTGTTGCATTGGTTGTGTCCAGCCATACAGTCCCTGCTACTGCTGAAGTAGGTCTTGATGTACCTGAATTTGATGTATTTATAGCTTCTAAAACTCCATTAAGATCGCTTCTAAATGATGGAAATGATTGGTTCGCTATATCGTAATCGTGTTGTGCCATGTTGTTCTTATACTCCTTTTAAAAGCCTTTTGCAATATAATCAAAAGTTCTTGAAACTGCTATATCTGAACTGTTAAAAAAAGAAACATCAAATCCATTAATTGTTTTATTTGAAACAGTAAAATAGTCGCCAGTATTTCCATTTTCCATTGTAATACCTGTAGCATAATTAACAGATTTATATGGGTTTGTAAATGTAACTGTGTAAGTTCCAGCACCAGAAGTTATATCATTTCCACTAAATATTCTATCTTCCATATCTATAGAAACTGTAACCTCATTAACAACTGGAGTAGATGCTAAATCTCTTGATATTAAAACTACTCTAAATTTAGCATAACGAAAAGTATAAGAACCTATAATAAAATTTCTAAAATCTGTATATGTTACATTATCGTCAGATGTAGCAATTTCAATATGAGCATTAGCATTAGCTGGTGTATCTCCATCAAAGTTAGATGATGCAGAATCAAATAATCCACTTCTAGCATCAAATAAATCATCAGGGTTATCTGATGTTTGACTTAATGTTGCTGTAATTCTAGCAGTATGAACTGCACCAATATCAATTACATCTGCAAATAAATAATTACCACTTGCATAAAAATCAGCATTTTGAACACCAGAATCAAAAAATCTAGTTGTTTCATCATCAAATAAACCTGTAGCACTATCAAATAATTCTGATGAATCTAATCTAATTGTACTATCAGCAATTACAACATTATTTAAAGTTCCATTAAAATCAGGGTGTTCAGATTGTGTTGCAATAGAATTAAAATTTTGAACACTTGTTACATTTGAAATAATAGCTGTAGCATTAGAACTAAAGTTTCCTAATTTATCTACTGCTTTAATAAGATAAGTACCTTGTCTAGCTGGTACTGTAATACTTGTACCTGGTCGAGATATTTTTTCTACTAATGCAACTGAGTTTTGCCAATCAGCAGTACCATCAGTTTCTTCACTAAATCTTAATTGATAATATGCTAAATCTAAATCAGGTATTTGTGTCCATGATAAATGTGCTTCTTGTCCAACAATATTACAAGAAAAATCTTCTACATCAGCTGGTGGTTCAATAGCACCTATAATTGTTCTTGATGCTGATACATAAGTTGATGATACACCTAAAGTATTTACTGCTTTTACTCTTACATCATAAATTTCTTGGTCAATTACATTTAAAACTCTATGAGTTAATCCTGAACCTTGTGCATATATAATAAAATTAGAATCTGTGCTTTTTTTGTATTCTACTTGGTAATAATCTATAAAACTATCAGTAGATGCACCTATAGTAATATCCAATGCTACAATTACAGTACCATCATTATATTCAATTAAAGTATCATCTAATGTAACACTTGCTGGTGGTTGAATTGTAAATGGATTAGGTAAATTTGTTGTTGGTACTGTACTAGCTTGTGTTTTGGTTGCCCAAGTATAATGTGAATCTTGATGTTCTACTAATGATAAACCTACTGTAAAATCTTCATTAAAAGTCATACCTAAAACTCTAAATGGTTTAGCAGAAAAACCTAAAGAACTATGTGTAATATTTACTATATCTCCTATTGCTAAATCGTAAGCATCTAAACTTACAGTTATTCCTAAAGATAAAGCCTCTCTACTTCTTCTTAAAATAACTTCTGCCATTTCTTCAGCTTGATATTGATTAGTTAATGTTGTGAATGAAAATCTACCCTCTAACAAAAAACCACCATCAGCAGTTTTCATTGTTTCGTGTTGATCTGCACTTGGAAGTCCTGAATCATCTATTGGTGGAAACTGAACTTCATCAACTTGGAAATTTCTATCAGGATTTACAAAACCAACTATAACTCTATTATATCTTTCATTTTTATCAGGTGTAGATAATGAATATCCACCTATAATATCATCTTCTGTTAATGTAATACTTGCTGTACCTGTTGTTTCAATAACTAAACTATATTTACCTTGTGAATATGGAAGATAACCTCTACAGCCTTTAATTAATTCTCTAACATTACTAATAAGATTTTTTGATGTATCTAAAGCAACATTAGTATCAAATATATTAATATCACTTCCACCTGAATATGGAGTTACTTGTGTTTCACAAACTAATGAAGCATCATAAAAACTTTGCAAATCTATTTCATCAGTTGTTAAACCTTTTCCATATCTTGTATTTGTTAAATAGTCTAATAAACACCAAGATGGATTAGTTGAATAACTTTCAGTTTGTTCTTCTAAACTTGCATTATAAGTTTTAACTTTTTTACCCTGTATTTTAGCTTGTACTTTAGGAAGTCCAGCAAAAGCATCTTGATTCCATTTAAGTCTAATTGCTAAATAACATAAACCAGATAATTTATGATTACTTCCCCAATTATCTAATGTTGATAATAATGTTGATGCTGATTGACCATCTGTTCCATAATGAGGCTCAACTCTAATTAAACTTTCTCCATCTTTATAAAAGTTAGCATCTAAACTATCAACTTCTACTATTGTATTATCTGCAAAGCTAGATGCAAATGTAACTATTTTATCATCTACTCTAATTTCAGTAATATCGTTAATTTCTCCCTCAGCCATAACGATTGCCATATATAAATAAGTATTATCTGTTCCTGATGTTTCCATAAAGACACGAACACCACCTGTTAATCTTTCTCCATAAATTACAGGAATGTTTGCGTCATTAGATTGTTTATTAAGTAATATACCTCTTTCAAAATCATCAAATGAGTTAGTTCCAAAATCTTCTATTTCAGGAACTTTTGGTCTTAATATCCAAGACAGAAATAAACTTATACCAAGTGCTACAAAAGGATTTAGATTTAATGCTTTTGTAAATACTTTAGTTACTATGCTAATAGGATTCCAACCACCTTTATTGTGAGTTAAATATCCGTTAGCAAAGAATGTATTATCTTTATCTAATTCAAATATATAAGTTTGTGTTTCTTCTAATCTTTCTTTAATTTCAAGTAATTTAGATTTTATAATTTTACCATCTTTAAGATAAAGACCTACTGTTCCAACTTTTAAAGGTTTTACATTTTCAAAGTTATATCTTTCTTCTGTTAGTTTAGGATTATAAGATGCCCATGTTTCATTTTCAGAATCCCAAAAAGGGTGGTCAAATGTATTTGTAGTTTCTCCATGTTCCCATTTTAATTCAACCATATCACTATGGATTGGCCTCATTAATTTAACTACTTTAGCTTGTGAAAGTTTATTATCCCAAGATAATACTTCATCTCCTATTTTAATATCTTCTATATTTTTTGAAGTTCCATCAGCTAATTTAACTTGTGTTCCAGCTACAAAACAAAAAAGAAATGATTTAATTCCAGTTTTATTTACTGGCTTTCCATAAGCACCTAGTTTTTTTAATATTTTTTCTTCTTCTTGATTAATATATGCAATAAACTCGCCTGTTGGTGCATACTTATTAAGTATTTTTTTAGCAAATTTAATTAGTAAATTATCTAACCAATTAAACATTATGCTTTACCCCATTTAATATCTAATACAGTTTGAGAACTAAAATCCATTCCCACATCTGTGCTAAAGAATCTTTGTTGTGATGTATTGTTTGTTTTTCTACCATTTTTCTTTTCAAAGTCAGCCCAATGAGAAACGACTACTAACTGAACATTACTAGCTTTATCACTTTCTTGTATTGCAAAACTTTCTATATTTCCTTTGTATAAAAGAAATGGGCTATCAATAAGTGCATTAGAACTATTTAAAAAACCTCTATAAATATAAACTTCATCATTTGTTATATTTTCATTAAGTACTGTTGAAATAAATGTTTGGTCAGCACCAGATAAAGTTATGGTTAAACTAGATTTACTTAAATCTGTTTCTTCTTTATGGTCAGATATACCCATAATAAAATCTGATGAATTATAAGTAACTGATGAACCTGAAATATCTGATGTTAGCGAAAAGGAACAATCAGTAATATTAACAGGAGTACTGAACCCAATAGTAATAAGATGTACTGGTCTAACATCATTTGTTGCTAATATGTTCTTTATCGCTGTTGTTAGGTTTCGGCTCATATTCTTCGTAATTTGTTTGAGTTACACTTTCTGTACCTTTTAACATAGTATATTCAAATTTGCTATTAGGTTTCTTATATTCCTTTAGAT